TGCCTGGGCAAGCAGCATTATTTCAAGTACTGCTTGATAATGGTGTTATGAGAGATAAGCTGCCTAGTCATGCTTTATTGACTGAAGCTGAGTTACCCAATCCAGACTTACCATTTCACTACTTACAGATATGGAATTGTTTTAGCTATCGTTTCACATTAACACAACTATCTTATGTATATGACACAAATGTTGAAGTATACATGAAAGACAGACAATGGTATAAGGGCAATTATTATGCTACTATAAATTGGGGATCAAACGATATAAATACTGACATAACATTAGCTGAAGATCCGTTAGAACATAAGTCGCATCATATTGTATTACTTGAGAATGGTCAGATAGCACTACAACCAAATAATAGAGTTCGTTGGTCTGAACCTTCATTTGTTACTAAAGAGTTTCCGTCTAATCCTGACTACTTAGTTAATAAGGCTTGGTTTAATTGTGAAGGTTTTGACAAGTGGCATACTGAGGACTCTGATAGGATGTTTTATGATAATGTAGATGAATTAGACACAGAATAAAGCTCAATATATTAGTCATTTGAGCTATATTTATATGCTTTTGCATATTATATTAGCTACAATTGGTGTTTTATATGTAATAAAATATAATTATTATCTTTGTAAAAAAATAAATTAAATCAAATGGAAGGAGAATTTAAAGTAAGGGCAGTAGACTTCGAAGAAAAGTCTGTTGCTGAAGTAGAAGAACAGCTACTAAAAGAGCACGAAGAAAAGACAGGAATGGCTTCTACAGAAGAAGCACCTGTTGAAAAGGTGGTTATTGAAGATACTCCACCAATAGTTGAAAATCAAGAGATTGATATAGACGACAATAAAGTTCTTTCATATATTGGAAAAAGATATAACAAAGAGATTAGTAATCTTGACGAGTTATTTGAACAACGTTCAAGTAATGAGGATTTAGATCCAGAGGTTGCTACTTATTTGAAATATAAAAAAGACACTGGTCGTGGGATTGAAGACTTTATCAAATTGAATAAAGATTACGATTCTATGGACCAAGATCAATTGCTTTTTGAATATCGTAAAAATCAGGATAAAGATCTTGATATTGATGATATTAAATTCGATCTTGATACTCAGTTTGGATATGATTCAGACTATGATGACGAGAAAGAGATTAAGAAAAAGCAATTGGCTAAGAAAAAAGAACTCACTAAAGCTAAAGATTATTTCAACAGCTTGAAAGAACAGTATAAAGTGCCTCTTGAGTCAAGAGAATCTTTTGTTCCTCAAGAAGAGAAAGAAACCTATGAGGCTTATAAGAGTTATAAACAAGCTACAACTCAAGCGGAGGAAGAGCAAGTAAAAAGGTCAAAGTATTTTGCTGACAAAACTTCTGAGTTATTCTCTGAAAAGTTCGAAGGTTTCGGATTTAGTTTAGATGAGAATAAAAAATTAGTTTACAAACCAGCAGAATCACCAGACTTACTGAAAGAGCAATCAAATCTTCAGAACTTTGTATCAAAGTTTTTGAATGATGAAGGTTATCTAAAGGATGCTGAATCTTTCCATCGTGCTATTGCAGTGGCTTCGAATCCAGAGAAGTTTGCCAAGTTCTTCTACGAGAAGGGTATGTCAGATGCGGTTGGCGATGTTGCTAAAGAGTCTAAAAATATAGACATGACTCGACAGGCAACACAAGTCACACCAGCTCCAGGTTTCAAAGTTACAGCTATAGATGATGAGCGTGGCAACAGATTAGTAATTAGAAACAAAAACAAAAACTAAAAAAAAAATGGCTGGTACATTACAAGCGAGTCCTGGTGTTGCAATTACACCTAGCTCAGTGAAGGCAGCATTGCCTACAAACTACATCACTAACTTTAACTTCTTGAATCAGTATCTTCCTGATACTTATGAGCAAGAATTTGAGCGTTATGGTAACCGATCTATCGCATCTTTCTTGCGTATGGTTGGTGCTGAACTTCCTACTAACTCTGACTTAATCAAATGGGCAGAGCAAGGACGTTTACATACAAAGTATACAAATGTTATTCCATCGTCAGCAGCTGGTTCAGATACAGCTACTTTTACAATGGCAACAACATCACCTCTTACTGTATGTAACTTTAGAGTTAATCAAACTGTATTCCTTTCATCTCAAAGTATAGCTGCTAACTCTGCAAAAGGAGTTATTAGTGCAGTTGCTTCTGACGGATCTACATTCACAGTTAAATTTTACAATGCTTCTGGTTCTCCATTTACTATTACTACTGAACTTGTAACTGTATTTGTTTACGGTTCTGAATTTGGTAAAGGAACAAGTGGAATGAGTGGTTCATTAGAGGCTGAAGATGTATTCTTTGATGTTAAACCTATTATCATCAAAGACAAGTATGTTGTATCAGGATCTGATATGGCTCAAATCGGATGGGTTGAAGTAACTACTGAGAATGGTGCTACAGGTTATTTGTGGTATATGAAATCAGAGCACGAAACTCGTCTACGTTTTGAAGATTATCTTGAAATGTCAATGGTAGAAGGTGTTCCTGCTGAAGCTACATCTGATGCATTAGCTTACTTATCTCCATCTACAGCTGCTGCACCTGGTTCTGCTGCTGGTTCTACAGCTGCTGGTACTAAAGGTTTGTTCTACGAAATCGAAAACAGAGGAAATGTATGGGCTGGTGGTAATCCATCTGCTTTGGCTGACTTTGATACTATCGTACAACGTCTTGACAAGCAAGGAGCTATCGCTGAGAATGCATTGTTCTTAAACCGTCAGTTCTCTTTTGATATCGATGATATGTTGGCTGCTCAAAACTCTTATGGAGTTGGTGGAACATCTTACGGTTTATTCGATAACAGCGAGCAAATGGCTTTGAACCTTGGATTCACAGGATTCCGTAGAGGTTATGAGTTCTACAAAACTGACTGGAAATATCTTAACGATGCTACTCTTCGTGGTGGTCTAGTTGGTGGAGCTGTAAACGGAGTTTTAGTTCCTGCTGGTACAACTACAGTTTATGACCAAGTTCTTGGTAAAAACGCAAAACGTCCATTCTTACACGTTCGTTACCGAGCTTCTGAAGCTGAGAACAGACGTTACAAGACTTGGATGACTGGTTCTGCTGGTGGTGCTGCAACTAGCGATCTTGATGCAATGGAGGTTAACTTCTTGTCTGAAAGAGCTCTTTGTACACTTGGTGCAAACAACTTCTTTATCTTCAAAGGATAAGAATAAATACAGAGAGGGACATTAGTGTCCCTCTCTATTTTTTAAAAATTTAAATTATATAAAATGGAAAAATTAACAATTAATCGAGTTAAACTCGATCCTAAAGACAGAACTTATATTCTGAAAAACAATCAATCACCTTTGTCTTATTATATAGCTTCAAAGGATACTCCTAGACAAAGATTACTTTACTACAACGGAGAAACTAATACCAATCACCCATTACGTTATGCTCGAAACTCAAATACTCCTTTTCAGGAAGAGCAAGATCAAAATGTGATAGTTGAACCTATCGTATTCGAAGATGGTATTTTAATAGTGCCAAAAACAAATCCAGTATTACAACAATTCTTACATTATCATCCTGGTAATGGAACAGAATTTTTTGAATTTGATAATGAAAGAGATGCTGAAGAAGATGTTAAGTCAATGTATTCTGAGCTTGATGCACAGTTGGCCGCTAGAGATTTGGCTGCAAATGACTTTAATACATTAGAAGCGGTTGCACGAATATTGCTTGGTGGAAGAGTTGATAAAATGAGCAGTTCTGAAATCAAGAGAGATATGATGATTTATGCTAAAAGATATCCAGAAGATTTCTTGGATGCAGTAGATGACCCTTCATTAAAGATAAATAACATTGCTGCTAGAGCTATTTCTGATGGTTATTTAGCACTGAGAAATAATGGAAAGGATTTATATTTCAATTTAAAAGAAAATAAAAAGAAATTGCTTACAGTACCATTTGGTGCTAATGCTGCATCTGTTTTATCTTCATATTTACATTCAGATGAAGGTATTGAGCTGTATCAATTCTTAGAAGATAAATTATCAAATAATTAGTATATTTGTACTTTATAAACCCATTTAAACTTTTTAAACAATGGAAAAATTTTTAAGATTCCCTATTTCTGGTAGCACATACATCTTAGTATCTGCAACAAACATTGCATTAATCAGCCAACTTACTGGTACTACTACTGCAATTTATTACAAGTCTGGTGGTTCTGCTACTGATGTTGTAACAATTACTCACGCATCTTTAAGTAATGATGGATTTCGTGACTTCGTTCAGAATCAAGTAATCAATGCGTTACAAACGCCTTGGACTGCTGTTTCTTTTGATGTTACTCCTCCTGTAGCTGTATCAGGTATTGCTATAGCTTAATTTTAAGATAATTTAAAAATGAAAGGGCACTTATATTAAGTGCCTTTTTTTATTTATCTTTGTAAGTATGATAAACGAAGTTAGAAATACAGTTCTGTCTATATTAGCGAAAGACAATAGGGGATACATCACACCATTTGAGTTCAACCTATATGCCAAGCAGGCACAGTTAGAAGTATTTGAACGATATATCTATCTATATAGCAATGCGATTATCAAGCAAAATCAAAGAGCGCATGGTGAAGGATATTCAGATGTACCTAAAAAATTATCTGAAGTTTTAGATACATTTTACAAAATCGATTCATTGGTTTATACCGCTCCATATTTTGAAGCTCCATCAGACAGTTATTTTATTCAGAAGTTAGTACTTAACAATAAAGAGATAGAAAAAGTAAGTCATCAAAAGGCTCTTTATTTATTGGCTTCAAACTTGACTGCTCCATCGGTTGCTTATCCTGTATATACACTAATGGACAATGATGGAACAACTACATCAAGAGCTAACTTTACGGTTTATCCTAACACTATAATAGCAAATGTTGATGCTCACTATTTAAGGTATCCTAAAGAGCCTAAATGGACATATACATCAGTTGGTGGAGATCCATTATTTAATCAATCTGCTGTTGACTATCAAGACTTTGAGATGCCAATGAGTGATTTCTCTGACTTAGTTGTTAAGATATTACAGTATGCAGGTGTGTCTATAAGAGAACAAGAAGTTATAGCTGCCGCTAAGACTGAGGAATTGCAAGAAATACAACAAAAACAATAGTAAATGTCATATATAACTAACTATCAATATTATACTAACAATGGTGTAATACCTGAGGATACGAACTGGGGGTCATATCAATATGTTAGCCTTGCTGATATAGTGAATAACTTTATGCTTATGTATGTTGGCAATGATAAAATTGTCAATAATGTCGAGCGATATACTGTCTTGTTTCATGCAAAGAGAGCTATTCAAGAGCTTAACTACGATGCATTAAGAAATATCAAGGTGCTTGAATTGCATTTAGATGATAGCTTAAAGATGGTATTACCTCCTGACTATGTTAACTATGTCAGAATCTCATTACTTCATCAAGGAGTATTATTGCAGTTAACTGAAAACAGAACAATACTATCAGCTACGGCATACTTACAAGATAACGACTACAATATTATTTTTGATTTAAATGGAGAAGTTGTTACAGGTACATCAAAGGTAGACATGATGCGACTTGATAAGCAACTTTATACAGGCCCAGGTTTTTATAATGGTGCTTACGGATGGAATTATAATGGTGATTGGTACTTTGGATATAATATGGGTGGACGTTATGGTCTAGCTACTGATGAAGCAAATCGAAATCCTAAATTTACTATAAACAAAGCTGCTGGTGTAATTGACTTTTCGTCAGGCGTTGAGGATGGTTACATCGTTTTAGAATATATTTCAGACGGAATGGAAAATGGTGATGATTCTCTCATCACAATCAACAAAT